CCTTCAGCATACTCTTATGAGCATCAGATACATGAGATTAAGCAAGGTAATCCAAGATGGACAATTGTTTCATTTTTATTCTTTGGCCAAGAAGAAGAGTCTGAGTTACGAAGATCAACATTAAAGGTTTTTCCATACAAACCAGAGTTTAAATCTTTATTTTAAAATAGAAAAAGGGGGCCGAAAGGCCCCCTAATTCTTTTAGATTTATAGAGCCTTTTGTGACCCACCGCCACCAGATGACTTCTTTACAGGAGCCTTCTTAGCAGCCTTCTTTACTACCTTAGCAGACTTAACTGCCTTATCTACCTCATCAACTGAAGGCATCTTTCCAAATGCCTTGTCGTTAGGGTTTGCTGCTCTCAATGCTACTGGGATTAGTGCTCCAAGTAGTGAGTATGCTAGTGTCTTAGGGTCAGTTACGCCAGAGGCATACATTGCTGTTGCTGCTCCAAGTACTGATCTTCCGTATGACGCTAGTGCTGCTTTAATTTGTTCATTCATTTTATTCCTCCTAGGATATATCTTTTGTTAATTTGAATATAGAAAATACTAATCCACATTCAAAACCTTTATGTATCAATTTTACCATAGTCATCTGGCAATAATGACTTTAATTCTTTATACGATATAGATATTTTTTGCATATTAATATCTAGAGGGGTATCCATAACAGACCCATACTTTTCCCAGTACTCGATTGATGGCCCAGCATCACTAATAAACTTATTAATGCCCAACTGAACATTTTCTATGTAATCAAATGCCCACTGCCTTGAATCTGAGATAAACTTTAAAAAGCCTTCTGAGGCAGCCTCAACTGGTTCAGGTCTTTGCTCAGTAGACTCTAAGAACTTAGCAGCGATTATGTTTCTTTCTGTTGCTACTTCAAGTAACTGTATGATGTTTGATCTGTAAACCAATCTTAGTCTGAGATTGTCAAATACTAAAATAAAAAATATAATTATAAAAATTACAAAAGAAGTAAACTCTATCACTGTTCTTCTCCACCCTCTCTAACTAATAAAACAATAGCACCATTGTCTTCTAACGCTCTCTTTACACGAATCATATACTCAACAGCAACTCTCTTATCTTCTCCAGCAAGTCTCATAAACTGTTCTTCGCTTGCCTTTACTGTTAAAAAATTATCGTTATCAATTATCTGTAATGAAAAATTTTTTGGAGGTATGACTGAGTGAAAAGCCTTTCTCATGTTTGTTGTATACATTATTGTTTGTCCTTTTTGATTGGATCAAGCCTGTCCCAAAATCCACCAGAATTTCCCTGATAAACTTCTCCAGTTTCACGGTCAATCAGTAGCCATTTATTTGGAGATTTTGTATGTATAACTAGGTCTACTGGAGACTCTAGGTCTTCATATTCTTTATGAGTTCTCATTTGTCTACTTATCTACCGTTAAATATTGCCAAGTATCAGCCCAGTCTGACTTGGTTTTGTGCTTTGAAAACTCTTTAGACAACTGTCCATTCTCTAAATATACTCCGCCCCAGATTCCCCACTCTTTTTGAGAAACTCCAACAGCAAAACACATTTTAGAAACTGGGCACTCAGAACAGAGTTTATCTATTGCTGGGCGGAGCAGCGCATCTTCTTCATACTTTTCAAAGAAAAGATTTGTATCATACTCAAGACACAAGGCATCGTCTTTCCACTTATGCTTAGGCATCTTAGTTCACAAACTTATCAGGTATCTCCCACCCAGTCTGAGAAGGTACAAAGCGACGCTGTAAGTGCCACTTGTTATCAACAAAAGCACCCTGTGGTGATGTTCTGCCCTTTTCAGAAGGATATGAGTTGACCACGGTCCACCCATCCCACATTAATGATCTGTTTTCTGACACAATCTTTTCCATTTTATCTAATGATGTAATTTGCATATCGTTTCCTTTAGTATCTAAAAATGCCGAATTCGACATTATTTTCTTTGGCATCTCCAATAAGTTTAGAGATCTGTTCTTTTTCTTTACTTAAAAATGCAAAGTAGTTTACATCTTTTATGTTTTCTGTAACCCAACTTGGTGCAATCTTATACATTTTAATTTTTTTACCACGAGACTTCATCCCACGCTCAGAAAGGTTTACAAATTCTGAAACCATATCATTTACATTTGCAGGTCCTGCAGAGTAGATATAGAAGTAGGGATCCTCTTCTTTTAGTGAAGACATCGATACAGCCATAGCCCTAAGAAAAACCTGGTAGTCGTCAAAATTAACTGTTCCCTGTACTCCCACTATCATTGTTCTTCCCTTCTCTAAGTTGATCCATTATAAACAGCATCTTATCTAATTGTACCTTATCCATACCTATCGTGTCAACTACCCTTGCCGTGTCCTTTTGAATATCATTCTGAAAAATATCAGCCATATAGAACATATTGTCTCTGATCCAATAAGCCTGATTATCTAAAATTATTACTCTGACATGAGTCCTATCCTCATGAACAGTTGACTGTCTTTTTACAGGAGGTTTTTCCAATAAAGATACCAGTGGTAGTAATGGCTTTACTAATTCAAAAATATGACTCTGGCTATACCTCATTAAAGATTTTTGTTTTGGATTTCTGGATGGTTTTAATACATAGGATACTAGACCAATGACAATTAAAGTAGTTAAAGATCCTAAAAAATATTGCATATCAACACCTCCAAAACTATTTTAGTTTTTGTCCATAATGATTCTAATAATTTCTTTTAAACTGTACTGATGATCTTTTTCTAATTTCATAACTTCACTTGCATCAAATGCTTTTTGTGTTAATTGTACGACTGGTTTGTCTAAAGTTAGATCCATGTCTATAAACCCATGCTCCCACAAAGCCATAGTCTCTGATGTAAAGTATCTTTGAAACTCATCATGCATAAGTGGGTCAACCTCTTGCAACTTTTCGGTAAAGTTGTATAGCATTTCCCCAGTCTCAATATCTATTCCTGCTGGCTCTAGTGCTCCATTAAGAATTAGATTATCAATTATGCTTGACTCTTCAGGAGTCATTTACCAGACTTCTTTCTAGCCTTAGCAAGCGCTCCAAAATCTTTAACCTTAGTATCTCCAAGGTATCCCCAGGCATAACCATCATTGATCATCATGTCATTAAGAGAAATAGTATTGCCATCTACATATACCCAGCCGAGAATGCGACCATATTTTTCAGATGAATCCATCTTCTCGGTCTTGATCACAACAGACTTAGCGTCCTTTAGAGACTTCTTTAGGTACTCCTTGGCTTCAAGTCCAAGAGCCTTCTCTGCAAGATCCTTTGTGCGAGACTCAGGGGTATCAATACCAGCCAATCTAACACGGGATGCAAACAGGATATCAAACCCTAAATCAATAAGAACATCAATGGTGTCTCCATCTACTACGTTCTCAACTTTTCTTACATAGTATTCATACATTTGCAGCCTCCTTGTTTTTTACAAAATTGTAAATATCTAAGTCTATACTGTTTAACTCTAGAACTCTGTTTTTTTCTCCTTGAGTTAGCAGGTCTATAAAGTATTCAGAAGAAACCTTTTGACTATCTAACTCAGATGGTCCAACATTAATCTTAGTATTAAGATCAAAATCTATCTCAATACCGTGGTTTGATATGAACCAATCCTTAATTTTACCACAAAAGGCCCCTATGTTGTCAACTGTATTTACTATTTGAAAACTATTAATACTACTAATTGCATTGTCAAGTGAAGTATTTTCGTTTCCAATAAACCAATCAAACCCTGCCCCTTTGTTAAAATTATCCATCATTTCTGCCATGTGTTTTGTGTAATAGGCCTCTGGATCCCAGGATCTTGGGTCTTGAGAGTTACAGATAAACCTGCTTTGATAGTTATTATGTATTAAAAGATTTTTATCTTCAAATAAATAATATAAAAATTTTTCTCTATTACTGTTTAGGGCCTGATACTCTGATCTTTTAGACAGGTACATTGGATAAATAAAATTAAAGTAACTTGCTCTTGCCGAAATAGGTTCCCTAATAAGAGTGGCAACATCGGGATTACCTAAATACTCTATGGGATATCTACCACCATGAGCAGAGATATAAATTTTTGACTTTAAAAACTCTTTATTGTTCGGAAATTTATTGCTTACATAGCATAGCATATTATTGTTAATACTAGTCTTTATGTTTTTTGAAACAAAACTTCCAGCAGTTTTTGGTATGTGCAGAAAGTATAGTTGCTTAAGTGGCATTACTTTCTGCCCCACTGTATATAGTTCCACCCACGCTCATGTGCGTAGTAAATAAATATTTTAACTACCGTTTCCCAAAAGGCAATAGCACCTGAAAGAGTAGCATCTCCTGTAATTACATAGGCCACTACAAATGAAGATAAGGTTCCCCATATGCGATAACTTAGTGCTTTAGTAAATGATCTTGCTTTGGTTACTGTCATACAGAAGGATCGCTATCGTCTGTTCCGCCAAAATATTTATCTACAACATATACCATAATTCCAGCAAATATAAGTGAGACAACAACTGCAATAGCATTTTCTAACATTTAGATCCCCATCTCTTTGCGCTTTTGCGTAGCGGAAATAGCATGGATATCTGCACCTAGGTCTACTTGCTCAATCTTATATCCTACATCACGACCATATACAATGTTGGTAATGTTAGGTAGTCTTAATACTAATGCATTATCCATAAATTCATCCTTGGCAATATATTCTTTTACCTGATCAAACTTAAGTGGATCTTTCTCACTTGTATTGTATGTATTACGTACTCCAAGAAGAACTTGATCTGTTCTCTTCCCCGCTTCTTTGTAAAGGGCGTGGTGGCCCTCGTGCCAAGGTTGGTAACGACCTAGCATGAGAGTTGTAGGTGCAGACCAATCATGCAAACCAAACTGCTTAATTATTACGGACGCCTTGCCATGGGCATCAAGGACATGGCTTGGAAACGATATATCGTATTCTGTTGATGATGGCTCTTCAAACATTTTATTAGTATCTTCAAATCTTCCTTCTTTGATTGTGTTCATCCAAATAAGGATATCTGGCTTTCCAAATGCTGTTCTAGTTAAATCTGTTGGGCAAACAAAGTCAACAATGACTGGGGCAACGCCTTGCTTAGCAATAAGTCTTGCCATCTCACCCATACGACGAGCCTGCTCAAGTCTATCCTCTGGTGCAAACCCTAAATCTGAATTTACAGTTGCACGAACCTCATCTGCGTTAAGATGAATAGCGTTAATGCGTTCCTTTAATGCTTTTGCTAATTCTGTTTTACCAGAACCAGGTAGACCCATAATCTGAATAATCATTTTTTCCCCAATTCTTCATTTGGCATTATGTCAATAAGCAAATGAATTCTATCTATATCGCTATTGTTTTCTACAAGGTGTGGTCTTGAGTTATTAATTTCCCAACACTCTCCAGCCTGCATACTGATCTTTTCATTTCCAACACCAAAGAAAACATTGTCAGATGTAATGATTGGGATATGATTTCTTTTAGATAGCATTAAATAGTCTCCAGAATCACAATGAGTTGATATGTGTTCTCTGGCTTTTAGTTTGATTAAGAGGACCATACCTCTAACACCATCATGAACATCTTCTAGGTTTTTAATTATAGGCTCAAGCATATCAATCAACTTAGAGTCATCAGACTCCCGTATTGTGATAAACTCTTGACCGCTATTCCATTTTAGGTTTGCCCGATATACAAAATATGAAACAGTATCCTTGTGAACATCATATTCATCTTGTCTTGATGTGTCTAGTAACCACTGACTAGATATGTCTGAAACATAATCTCTTATTCCGTTAATGTTATAAGTGTTGTGCTTTTTAAAATTAAAATCTTCTAGCGTCTTTCTCATTCTTACCCTAAAGTTTTAACTGTATAGTGTTCCATTTTTTTATTAAATTCTGAAAGCATATACTCTGCTGCCTCATCTACTGTTGTTATGGAATCAATTCTTAAATCATAATCATTTACGGCTGGTTCTTCCCAGTAGTCAAGTCTTTGCATCTCATCCTTGCTATGATCATCAACATTATTAACAACTCTTTCTAGATACCCTGGGATTAAATGAAATTCATCGTGTGGAATTGTATCTATGTAAACAGAAAAATCTGGAACTTGTCTTCCACCTTCAATTCGGTATTGTTCACGGGCTTCTGCAGTTGCAAAGAAACCACTTGTAACAATATGGCCCCTGTCATTTCTATCATATATCTTTGCTACAACTCGAAGCCACCTGGCTTGCTGTGGCTGAGTGTGGCCCATTGGAAGGTCTTTGCTGTCTACGTACCAGGCATCTATCTTCTTGGCAAATGCTCTACCAATTTTTTCTCTGGTTTCTGCATCCATTCCAATTAATTGAATAATCATTAGTCAGAGTCTCCCTTTGCTTTATTTTCTACTAACTTTTCCCGCTCATCTGTTACTGTTATTGCAAACTTAATCATCTTTTCATATCCTACTGGGTTAGACATAATCTTGTTATAATGGTGACCACAAAATAATAGTGCACCGTTTAATCCAACAACCTGAACAAGTGCTTCCGCTGC